GTAAATCAAAATCCAGATTTTCCGGGAAGCGCCCGTCATGTCATTCTTACTGTTAAGGGCGCGGCGGAAAATCGTTCCTTATTTGCCGTTGGGGGGCCGGGGGCCTCGGAGAGAGGCGTGAAGAAAAATCATGATTTGATACGGAATTTGAAATCATGATTTTTTAGCCGAACGGAACGCCCCCGGTGTTCTTTGGTTACTTTCTTAACATTAAGAAAGTAACGCCATCGGCAGATTTCGTAATCGGCCCCACGAAAACGGAGGCCTTCCTCTTTTCCCACACGCGGCTTCCGTTCCCGCCCCGGCCCTTGCTCCCATTCGGTCGCATTTCGCCTGCGGCGAAACCGCGCTGGCCGGTTACCGGCCCCACCTTTTGGGTTTGCCGCGCAAAATCGCGCGCGGCATTTCGCTACGCGAAACCACCCTGTGCGGTTGTCCGCTTCGCGGCCATGGCTTCGCCACCCCGCACCGCTATTTTGCCGTTCCCGTCACGGCTGCGCCGCGCCGGGGCCCCAACGGCAAAAACCCGGCGCTCTTTGGTTACTTTCTTAACACTAAGAAAGTAACGCCATCGGCAGATTCCGTAATCGGCCCCGCGAAAGCGGGGGCCCTCCTCTTTTCCCACACGCGGCTTCCGTTCCCGCCGCCCGTTCCTACGCCATCGCCGGGCCCATCCCCGGGAAGATCCCCGCGCCGCCCTGCACGGGCATTCCCGCGCCGGGCAAACCGCCCGGCACGCCACCGCCCACAAGCTCCATGCCAGGCAGCGCCCCCTCCGGGGAAAACGCGCCCGCCGCCCCACCGGGGCCGATGTTTTGGCCTGCCCCGCTTTCGCTTTGCTCCGGCGCGGCCCCCCGGCGCCTGTCCAGAATGGCCCGGAACTTGTCCTTCGGCACGCCGGAATTGTCGTCCAGCGCCTCCACGTATTCCTCAAATGTGATATGCTGCTGCGCCAGCGCGTTTTCCAGCGAAAGCTCGCGGGAAAGCACGCTGTACGGGTCGATGGGCGAAATGTCGATTTTGATATCAATGTCCAGATTTTGAAGGTCAGCGTTCGAAATCAAAACGCCGTTGTCCAGTTTCAATCCTTGTACAGAATACGCCACCCACAGCTTGTACCAGATCATCGCCAGGTCCTCCACAAACTGCTTGTAGGCCGCGCTCTGCTCGTTCAGGCTGATGGCGCTCTGGTCGCGGGCCGCCTTGATGGCCTCGCCGCTGGCCTTCGTGGGGTCCACCTGTCCGGTCGCGGCCTCGCCCGCGCCCTCCAGCTCCCGGCTGGTGCCCACAAGCTCGGCCTGTAAATTCGCCGCGTCGCCGCTGATGGGCGCGGGGCTCAGGTACTGCACAAAGCTGCCCACCGGGTTCGCGTTCAGGTTTTTCACGCCGATGCTCGCCCCCACAACGCCCAGCTTCTCCGGCGCCAGCAGCTTGTCCTGGTCGTACACCACCGTGGGGAAGCTGTACCGCTTCACGCAGATGGCCCGCCGCGCCAGCGTGCGGTTCACCTCGATCTGGTTCGGAATCAGCCGCTCCACAACGCCCACGCCCCGGGCGCTGCCCATTTTTTCTTCCCAGCGCATGCCGCACACCGGGTAAACGTCCAGGCCGCGGATGGTTTGCATGGGCTGGTACACAACGGCCTGTGTGGAGCGGCAGAACGCAACGCCGCCGTCCGTCTTGCGCATGAACAGAAGGCTCGTGCATTTGCCGCTGTCCGTCTGCACCTCGTCCGCGCCCGTCACGCCAAGCTGCGTTTCGTCCGCCTCGTCGGATACGATCCGGCGTATCTCCGCCTCGGGCAGCCCGTTGTCTTTGGCCTGCCTGCGCACGTTTTCCACCGGTACGCGCTCGGCGATGATGATCCATTCCTGTTCCTCCAGGTTCGGCTCCTGCTCGTCGGCCAAATACAGCGCCGTTTTGTCGATCAGCCGCATTTTCAGCCGCGGGGTCATGTCCGTGACAACGCTCTCGCTGGGCGTGCGCTCGTCGAAGCAGTACAGATAATGGTCGCCGGTAATGCACGCGTTTTTCACAACGGCCCATTTCTTGCTGTCCAGCTTGCCCTTTTCCCACTGCGCCGCCGCAAACGCCGTCAGCGCTTCGCAGATCTCCGCCTTTTTCGGGTCGTTGTCCATCGGAGAAAACAGGATCGCGGTGTCGTTCATCGCCACCATCACGATTTTGTAGCGGCAGATGGGCTTGATAAAGTTCAGCATGGGAAGCTCTTCGTCGCCGGCCTGCAGCCCGTGCCATTGGTCGCCCTCGTAAAAGCGGTGGCACTTTTCCGCCTGCGTATACATGTTCGTCCGGTTGTGATGGTCCTTGCCCGCCTGATACCTGCGCCAGATATCCGTACATTCCTTTTCCCGCATCATTCGATCACCTTCTGTCCTTTCTCTGTCCCGTCGTATGCGTCGATGTTCGCCAGAATCGCGTCATATTTGTCCGCGCGCTTTACCGTAGCTTTTACAGGCATCTGCACAGGCTCAGGCACTTTCCCAGCCTGCATATGCATACCATCGCGCAGCCCCATGCGGTAACAATGCACGCACAGCACAGCCATGCCGCATAGTCCCAGCGCCAACACAACAGCTAAAACGTCAGATAACATGATATTTCCCTCCTTGCCCCAGCGGTCCCGCCGTTGGCTTCTTTATGCTGAAATCATCCCGCAGGATATCGTGCGTCTGCTTTTTAGGAGCCTGCGCCGCCGTGCTCCAATAGGTGCAGAACCCACGCAGCGCATCCGGTGCATGCGTCAACTCATGCGGCTCATTTGCCACATCCTCCGGCTTTTTCTCGTCGTGCCGCAGGGCGGGCAGCGTGCGGATCAGGTTTGCGCAGGTGTCAAAGATGCGCAGCCCCGGAGATGTTCCGCCCTGCTCGTCCGGCCGCAAAGCCAGAAATTCCCGCACCGCCAGCCATCCGGCCACACGGCTGTTACCCGTCTTTGTAAGCGGCACGCCGTTCTCCAAAAACAGCTCCGCCGCGCTTTTTCCCGTGTCCTGCCTGCGGTTCCACAGGTCCGGCGGAGCCAGCCAGGCCTGCACCTCGTCGCCGCCGTTCACCTCCAGTAGCCGCCGCGCCGCCGCGCTGACGATATGTCCCTGGCCGTTTTCCCCTTTTCCGTTGTCCCGTCCCTCGTACAGCTCCCGGTACACAACGGCGCGCCCCTGCTCGTCCACAGCCACCCAAAGCGCCGCCAGCATGTCCATGCCGTAATCCAGCGTCACATAGCGCCGCCAGTGCGCCGGGATGCCGTGCGGCCTGCACACATGCACATTGCGGTCAAATTCCGCGAAATACTGGCCCTCAAAGATGTCCCACTGTCCCAGCAGCCACGCCTTGCGCTGTTCCTCCGGCAGATTTTCCAGCATCCGCACATAGTCCGGGTCATGTTCCATCAGCGCGTGGTTGTCATATACGTTTGCGGCTATGAACAAGTAATCCTCCGGGCGTTCCGACGCTTTGTACTGCTTGTCAATAAACAGCCGTTTCACCCAAGTGTGCCCCACGCCGCCGGGGTTGCAGGTCAGATAAAAGCGCTTTGGGAAGTCGTTGGCTCCGCGCAGGCATGCCGTAAGCGTGGTGAACTGGAACTCCGTGAACTGCGTGGCCTCGTCCATAAAAATAACGTCGTACTCCTGCCCTTGGTATTGCAGCACGTCCGCCTCGCTGTCGCAGTAGCCAAATACGATGCGGCTGCCATTGGGAAACGTGAAGGATTTGTCCATGTCCCGATACCGCGCAATCCCCATTAAGTCGGCAATCATTGGCAAAATGTGGTTTTCCCGCAGCTCCGGGAACGTGCGGCGCAAAATCAAAATGCTGATCCCGTTATAAGACAGTGCAAGCCCGGCAGACTTTTTGCGTACCGCCCAGCTTTTGCCGCCGCCGCGCGCCCCTCCATATGCCACAAACCTTGTGCGCGCTTTAAAAAAAGCAATCTGTTTTGTGTTTGGCTTTCCAATATTCCATTGCATCAGCCCATCAGCTCCCGCGCTTCATCGGACATCACGATTTGCAGCGTCGCGTCAAGGTTCCCGTCAATTGGCTGTGTAGCCTTACCGTACACCCTGTCAATCACTGTCTTTGCCGCGTCCATCCGCAGCGCCAGCGGAGCGTCCTCGTCATCTATTGTTTTGATGAGCAGCTTTGCGGCGGCAGGCGTTGCGGCCTTGAACATGTCCCGCACATCCGGCGGAATTTTAGGCCGCCCCCTCGGGTTTCCGCTTTTTCCCTTTTCAAACGGCTTCCCCGGTACGCTCTTCTTTGCTGTTTTCGTGCTGTTAGCAGCAGCCATCCGCCCACCCCCTTTCAGGCATAAAAAATAGGCCCAGGGTTTCCCCTAAGCCTATCGTATCAAAAAAGTAGTTGGATTTTGCGCCACGTTTTATTTGCCTTTTTCCATACGCTCACGCACAGCCTGCAAAACATATGCCTGTGTAGACTGTCCCGCCGTTATCGCGGCCTTTTTAATTGCCTCTCCCTCTGCCTTATATGGCTTTAGCAGTATCTGCATGTACTTTGCATCGCTCTTTTGATTGCTGCGCTTTTTGGCCTCGTTATATGCCATTGTATCACCTCGCGCTTATTATAACATATATACAAATTGCACGATATAGTGAAAACAAACAAAACAGCGCACACGATATAGTGCAACTATACAAATTCACGATATCGTGCTTGACTGTTGCACGATATCGTGCTAATATTTAGACACAGCAAGGGCAACGGCAAACCGAAAGCGAGGTGAGCCGATGACCTGTAAAGACTGGGCGAAGCTGGACAGCAAAACACAAAAGCAGCTTTTCGCCGCAGCAGTTGCAAAGGCAACAAAAAAGGCCAGTAGCCGCTAACTACTGACCCAAAGGCACACCCACACAAAAGCTGTTGCCCTTGTCTGTATTTTACCATATCGCCCACACAAAATGCAAGGAGGATGCGAAAATGACAAATCTTGAGATCATCACCAACGCGGCAATCGCGGCTGAACTTTATACGGAAGATGAGGCAAAAACCATTATCAGCGAACGGGGAGAACTCCCCATCCATACATACACACAATGGCGCAAGATGGGATATCAAGTAAAACGCGGAGAAAAAAGTGCTCTTGTATGTGATCTGTGGCGCTGGAAGGAAGAAAAAACCGAAGTCACCACAAATGATGGAAAGGCGGAAGATATTGACACCTCCCACCACTACAAACAAAAGGCTTATCTTTTTACTGTGCAGCAGGTTGAAAAAGTACAGCAAACCCCAAGACTTGATATCAGGGCCTATAACGCCATGTTGGCCGCACAGCGGAAAGCAAGTGCATCCGCTTAATATGTCAATAAGCTGTCCTATCGGCACACGGGGAGAAAGGGAATACAGATGTTCGATATTCACAGTTTTGCTAATTGGTCCCGCATCGACTGCAAGGCGTGCAAGGAGCGCGCCGCTTGCGACCAAGTGCCGTATGACTGCCCACTGGATGAACCGCCGCACAAATACCCGCGTATCATCAAGGAATCTGGTTATACAGCGTATTTTATGGAGATTCAGCCCCTTGTGGACGGCCTCGAAATGCCTGTATACCGTTTCCCCGGCGGCCCGCGCTGCGTGGATTTTCCCGGCACCTGTGAAGTTATAGAGTGGTAGAAAGGAGCCTGCACATGATCACACTTTGCGTAACCTTCGCGGACGGTGACACGATCACCACCCGTTTTAACGGCACCGAGGCCGAGGCCCGCGCCTACTATGCGCCCGGAAATATGTTCAATATAGGCACCGTATACGACAACATGCAGCCGGTCACAGAGCTGCACATTTTGAAGGAGGAATAACCATGTATTACGAGATCAACGAGGAACTTTGCAAGCGAGGCCATGAGCAGAATCACCTTATCACCGACTACAAGCCCGGTAGCACAACGGCGAGCTACCGCGCCGCTGTGGATGCATTCGCGGCGAAGTGTGAGGCGGCAAAACAGGGATGCCGCCCCGGACATGAGGCAAAATTGGACGCATTGGCCGACTGCTATGCCCGCCGCCTTGCGGCATACTACAACGACAGCGCCGCAAATAATGCCCGGCACGTATCGTGGTTTGTTGCAGGCCCCAGCAATTACAACATGCGGGCGCATGAGAAGTGGAGCCGCCGGGAAGAAAGGCTTCGGGAAGAGTGGAACGCCATCCAACGGATGGAGGACGAGATCAGCCGCGCCGCGGGCGACCCCAGCACGATTCTATCCGGCGACCCCGAAGCGGTTGAACAGCTCCAAGCGAAGGTGGAACGCCTGACGCTTGCGCAGGACACAATGAAAGCCGCGAATGTCCATTACCGCAAGCACGGCACCATGGACGGCTTTGAAATGTCGCCCGAGGCCGCGAAAGCCGTCAAGGAAGTCACGCTTTACGCCCGCGGGCCGTTTCCGACCTATGCCTTGACAAACAACCGGGCCAACCTCAAACGCACGCAGGAGCGCCTTTCTGCACTGCTGGCGGCCAAGGAGACAGCGCCGGTTGAGCAGCAGGCCGCCGAGGGCTGCACCTACCGGGAGGATACCGAGATCATGCGCGTGCAGCTCATTTTTGAGGACAAGCCGGATGCCGACACCCGTGAGCTGCTGAAAGCCAACGGGTTCCGCTGGGCACCGTCGCAAAATGCATGGCAGCGCCAGCTTACAGACAACGGCAAGCGCGCCGCGCGAGAAGTAATATCAAAACTGTAAAGCAAATCCGGAGGTGAGAAGCCTCCGGATTTTGCTATATCAATCCCAATTCTTTCGCCAGTGCCCAGCAGAATTTCCGTTTCTCCCTTGTGAACGTTCTGCGGCTTACCGCAAACTCGTAATGCGCCTCCAAAAAATCATACGGCCAGTCCTTTTGATTGATGATGGATAACTTCACCGCGGCTATAAGCGCCCTGCGCGCTGCGACAGCATCTTTATCAAAGCTTTGCCCAACGCTTTCCTCCGCACGCGCCACAGCTTGCTTATATCGGTCTGGCAGCACATCCAGCGCCT